CCCCAAACGACCCAGTCTAAGCTTATTTATTCGCTTAAACCTGATCCGTTGGAAGAAAACTCAACCAACGTACTGCACCCACTTTTTACGGTATCCCGAGACCTGATCTTTTGGTTCAGGTCCGGAGCTATCCCTAGGGATAACTCCGGCAGAAGGGACACCATATAGTGCGCTAGCGAACACGACAGAGGGCGCCCATAACCATGGTAGAACCACGGGGATGGGCATCCACGTTCTTATGAACGTTTTCTGTTCCACGGTACGGCGTCTCTGCCAATACTGTGGTTCGTCGTGTATAACGAGGTCCCCTAAATCTTCAGGGCCTCTAATCCTACGTTCAGTAACCGGAATAGCATCCAAAACGCGCAACCAAGCGCGCCAATAGATACTATAACGGAAGTCAGCGCCAGAGTCTTTACGACCCAGTCGCCGAATTCCGTTAGCCAGTGCGAACCAATCTGCGGTTTCATTAGGTGTTTTCTCCAAATAGTGGGGCCTCACGGCAACACCGTCAAAGAAGTCACCCCCGCAAGACTCTCGAAATGGGCCAGACAGGAATGTCTTATCCTCGTTCGGCTTAAAACCGAACCATTTCAGGAGCTGTAGGACAGTGGATCCGGCCTTCACAGGCAAGATTATATCGTCTCCGAATACATGAACGTCTACGCCGGGAACGGCGTTGTGTCCACATAGGTAACACGCTTCCATCGCTATTGCGGTGAAGATGAGCGTTTCAAGCTCGAACGTGTAACCATTCCCCATAGAGGAGAACTTCTCAAGGCGATGCCACTTCCCGTTCACCAATGTCATAGGCGAACGGGTCATCTCGAGCAACTCCAGCCAGTCACCTGCTTTCGCAAGCAACAGTCTGGTAGTGTTGCGAGAATTCATATCGCTAGCATTAGATAAATCAACCGTGGCACTTGTGCCAGTGCGACTGGCCAGCTCAGCATACCGCCGATGCCGATCTTGGGCTGTACTTTGGTCCATCCCAATCTTCTTCAGGATCACTTTAAAGTGAGCCCCGATTCCGAGTTGGAAGTAGACATTGATACTGCCTTCGATACAAATACCTCTCATCTTAAGAGCGTTCTTGTGAACCGCTGTGAAGCGATTCCCACGAACAACCTCCGGATCAGATTGATTCGGGTTTGACTCGTAGAGGGCTTTCGCCCACCAAGTTCTCTCCCACAAGGGGAGCAACAAGGACGAACTTTGAGTCATTGCAGGTCGAGAGCATAATTTGTCGGGTACCGTAATGTACTTGCCGACGTCGCGGAACGTTGAACCAGGACCGTGTCTTGCGCGAACCAACTCCCTTGGGAGTGGACCTAAGTTTGCGGCTAGCCATCTTTGCATACGCTCGATAGATTCGAACATACGTAACTCAGCAGGATCCTCGAAAGGACCGTTATTGAGAAATGGTTGTAACCTCAAGTTAGTCTTATGACAGGCCTTCTCGCACTCAAAAAAAGTGTCGAGAGCAGCTTTCTTTTTGTCGATTCCCGGAATTTGGAAATCACCGAACTTCCGAAGAAATTCTGTGACCACCGCGTCTCGGAAATACGACTCAGGATCGCTGTAGTCCGATGAGTCAACCTTGAGATTCACGAGTTGCTCAAACCGACCCTCACGAACCAATCTTGCGACCAGCCGCGAGCGTTCGGTGTCCGTATCTTCGCAGAGCGCGAAGATCACCCTCTCCAAATCGGAGGGAAGGGCGTACTGCTTAGGCATGAAGGTAACCGATTCTTCGTTTAATTGAGCCCCTCACGGGGATCAGGTGGGCGAATAACCGGCCTTGTAGGACGCCACCACAAGTGGCGACGTCTGCAAGTTCGTACCTTGTGCAACCGCTTCAGAGACAATGGTATCCGGCACTGCTGTCGGAATAACCATCGAAGTCCCGTAAGGGATGCGATCCTTCACAGTCGTTGTGGACGTCGTCGAATCAGTAACCGTATACGGATACTGGAACGAAGAGGAAACGCGGCGGGCAGTCCGAGGACCGTTCCATTGCGAAACCATTTCGAACGTGGGGCGCAGGGATGCCGATGCACCGGTGGCTTCTTGCCTCCATTGTGCTGGTACCTTGTCCCCGCTCGACGCGGTGAGCTTATTGAACGTGATACTCGTCGTTCCGTCAGCCTTTTTCACTACGATGTCTGTCATATCGGGCATGTGAAACTCCATCGACGGGTCAAACCGTCATTTCTTACCAATTGAAAGGAATTGCTGAATAACCAGGCTGATTGCCGTGGCGCCTCGAGCAACAGAAAAGCCCTTAAACGGTGTAGACACAAGCCTGTAGGGAGGAATCCCAAGCAGGCGATTATGATACCATCCCTCAGAATTGTCCCAATTTGTGGTACTATCCTGTCGGTACTCTTCATAGTGCTTAACCGTGCGTGTTGTCGTCGTAAAGGGGTACTGGATATCGTAGCCGAGTTGATCGGTCCACGAGTCCAGAAACTTACCTACTGGTATGAACCAGTCGACCAAGAAGCTGAAAGGCACAAGCTCCCACGCCACCACAGCTGGATTGATAAGACCCAACTGATTCGCCAACGCTAGATTCGGATTCTTAACGTAACACTCAGCTTGAACGAGGACGCGTGAAGTATATTCATACTTCACCCACCACGTATACTTCTGAGGCACGCCAGGAGTCTGAAACATATGACGATACTTCCCCTTGCCACGCACCGTCACGGTGGGTGGGTTTGAGGCGAGGACCTTAACGGCCTCCTGAATATCGTTGACCAGCGGGGACCACCCAAAGTGGTACTCCAGCCAGAGGTTGGCAGACTGCTTCGCGATCTTTCGCGAATCGAGCGATCTATGATACTCGTACCGTCTCTCACGAGCGTTACGTGTCTTCTTGTCATTACTAACGGGATCAAGACCTAAGCTTTTTGCAAAGCCGGTAAAGTTTCCGCGACGTAGTGCTTGAAGTGCAT